TGTATATAATCGCAAAATCAAAAAGTACACAAATTCAAATCAAATAGTACAAAAAAATATTTTTGCAAGGTACTTTAAAGTTGGTTTAAAAGAGGTTTAAAGGTGCAGATACTATGCTGTGCCGTCGCTGGATATCTTCTTTAGCTGCTCGTCTTTAGCTTTGTAGAGATCAAACTCTAGCTTTAGGGCGTTGTACTTTTCCCGCCAGTTGTTTATATCTGTACGTAGTTCTTTATTCTCCTTATGCAGTATACGCAGGTCTTTTCGTTGCTCTATGTTTTCCTTTTTAACAGCGTTTAAATCTTCGCGGATTATACCTAATTGCGAATTAAATTGTTCGCGCTCTTGCTTCATTTGCTGCTTCAGCTCTTCATACTGTTGTTTATAATCGTCAACAAACGAGCCGTAGAGATCCCGGATAGCTTTCACCGCTTCAGTATCTTTATGCTCAGCAGAAGATGTTGCTTCCTTCACTTCAACCCTTTTAAGCTTCCACGCGAAAAACCCACCGCCAAAAAGAAATAGGATTATACCCGATATTGCTTCCCAATTTTCTATTATAATTTGTATCATTCCGGTAGTTCTGTATCGTTAACTGCAAAAAGGGCAGCGTAATAAGCTGCTTTAAAAGCGGGAATACTCGCCTGCAACAAGGTATAACTACCTGTTGTAGTTATTAAGTTTGTACTTGCTGGATTACCATCTACAATGGCCGTATACACACTTCTGGCAGATGGCGTTAACGGAAACTTTCTACTAGCATAAGTAAATGTTTCCACTTCCAGTGCGGCTTCAACCTCTTTGGTTTTTACTAATTGCGTGGCTGCATTTAAAGCCGTCTGCTGGGCGGTAATTTCGCCAGTGAGCCTATCTGCTATAACACCGCCAAAAATGCGCTTATGGCATATGCCATACTCGTAGCTAATGTAATCTGGGTCTGCTGGGTTCATCAATTGATCCTCGGTTACTACCAACGGATCTGCATCTAGTCCTATTTCTTCAAGTTCCTGCAGGCTGTCTGCAACCAATTCAAAAAGAAGGAATGGCCTGTTGTCGGTTTCGTATGCTCTATAATATCTCATAAATTCAATTTTTACCCTTCGGTGGCGGTGGAAGTTCTGTTAATTGGGATTACTGTATAGTCAAAAATCAACGCAATGCTGTTGGCTGTAGCTTGCTGGATATAAACATCAAACCCATATTTAGTGCGGTTATTAATATCCCACGTAAAAGCGCGCGAAAAACTAAGCTCAGCGTTTGCCGCTCTAAAGTTGCCTAACACTTGGTAGTCCTGCGTGCCAATATTGCCGCGAAAATCGACGTGGTAAATAGCTGTGTTAAGATCTGTTACCACCAGCCCCACATAAATACTACCCGCTCTCAAATATTCTAAGAGTTTACGGCCACGCATAAATGTTGAACGTAAAGCTACACCTACATTGCCAGCCAGATTGTTACCTATCTGCGCATAGCGACGTATTTTACCCGGCCTCGCTTCATAAACGGGATTTTCCTGCGTTCCTACGTTAAAACTAAGGTTAATAGTTTCTTCAAAAAATGAAATATAGTTGCCGTTACCCGTAAGACCGTTAAAGGCTTCAATAGTCCACATTTTACCCTTCCAGATTAGTCTACCTTCAGTAGAAATCATTCCGCCACCACCGTTTGTGGTTACTTCAAAACCGCTAAAAATACGGTTGCCGGGCAATATGCCTAATAATTCCTGTATAGGCAGTTTAAAACTGTCCTGCATTTCTTTTAAGGTTTCCCGGTTCTTTGGAAAGCCTGTTTCTTCTATAATTAACTCAACCATATTATTGTGTATTTGGTTCCAAACATTTTGTAATAATCTAAATCTGCTTTAATTTTTGTAATCAATCGCTCTTCGTCTGCCTGTAATATTGGGCGAATTCCTGCAGGTAGAAACACCGTAAAATCGCTACCGTAAACATTAAAGGTTTCCTGGTTAAAAAACCATTGCGGATCTCCTTCGCCTACATCGTAAAATTCTAACGGGTCGCCAGCATCTGTATCGTAATAGTGTTGGGTGGCGGTTATTTCGGCATTGTTTATGTAAATACGGCGCTCCACATCGTCGTAGCCATCGTTCAACATTTTTTGAAGCAACGTAATAGCGGCATTGTGTTCTGTTTTGTAGATGGCTTTATCTTTAAAGTCTACAAAATCAAAATACAACGTAACGAAAGGCGAAAGCAACGCGCTTAAATACGCCAACGTTTTTGGTCGACGCATTAAAATAGGCAGCAGCTGCTCCTTAAAACTTTCGTAATTAACTCTATAAATGTTGCCGTTTATCATTATCGCGCTATGTATGTAAAAGTGCTGTTTGCTTCATCTAGTTTAAAATAACCAGATTGTGGTTGTCTAAATTCGGTGAATGGTCCCACGTTGCCCTGTGGATTGGTGCTGTCATAATCAAAAGCGTTATAGCTGCTGGAAGCTAACTGAATAAACACATCTGTAATGCCTGGTACATTTTCTACCACATCGTTCAATTGGTCCAGTGAAAGTTCGCCGTTAAAATCGCGGCTGTTTTTATCTTTTAAATACGCTTTTAAAGCATCTTTAACAGGGGTGTCATTGGTGCCGTCCAGACGTTTCCCTAAGTTGTTTAAGATGGTTGGATCGTAATATAATTTGTAAACCACTTTCAGTTTGTCTGCCTCGGCACTGCTGGTTGCCAAGCTTATGCCTCCTGCACCCATTAAATTTATATATTTAGTAAAACCTATAAGCTCACCAGAGCTAAGTGGCGCCAGAACCCCGGCATTGTCTTTGGCTACTTTTATCCTTAATATACCGTGGGCGTTTATAGTGCCTTCCACCACAGCGGCTTTAGCTACTATCTTTTTTGCGGCTATTTGCGCAATGGTTAAGCCTGTATTATCGTACACACCTGTTTCTGGCAGTTCTTGACCGTGTTGGTAGTTTAGTGCGGTTTGGGTGTACCACCCGCGACTAAACGGCCGCGAAACGGCAATGCGCTCATCTATGTCTGCGCTAAGGATAGCCCAAAGTTGGCGCAATGTCCACGCTACCATAGCCACTACAAACACAAATAACCTAAAAACACTTACTTTGCTGGTGCTGGTTAGATTGGCCAGTGTAGCCTGCTCATTTTCCGTTAATACTGCAGTTGCTGGAAGGGCGTCTGCGCCTGCAGCTGTTTCTAGTATTTCGGTTTGGATTTCGTTTATTGTTGGTGTCATTAGCTATTTAATTATTAGTAGTGCTATGTATGGAATGTGGGGTTTTTTACCTCTCTTTTATTTTTATTTTAGCCCTTCTGCATAGATTTCCAAAGCCCATTTCTGAAGATTTAATGTTTGCGCAACAGACGCTACTTTTGGAGGCATAAAGAAAATTGGTGTTATCCCTTTACTCACGCAATAATCAGCGAGAAATTTAATATTATCGGCATAGCGCTGCTTATCTACCGAACCAAACACGCCACCAGCGTTGCTCATCATACTTGCAAACATTACATCTGGATCAAAATCATAAGAAGAAGGAATACCTCCTGCATATTCATCTGTCGAGTTTAAATCATTTACTCCAAAATTGAAAACAATCTTAGTAGGCATTGTTTCTCTAATTGCGAAAGGAAGCCAATACTGCGCCCATTCAGAAGTTTGCCCGCCTCTTGTAGCTAAGAAAACATTGTTGGGATTACCCCCCATTTCTTCAAAATACTCTTTGAATTTTATAGGCATATAACTCATACCACTTGAACGTGTGCCATCAAATTGTTTTGGTTTTAATTCTGGATCAACAGCTTCGGGATATGCGCCCCAACTATCTGTTAAAAATAAAATCCTATCACTTTTCTTCCAAATCGGTGTAATAGTTTCTCTTTTTTTCCAAAAGAAAATTCCAGATAATTTTGGATTGGCAGCGGCTTCAACGGCTACTACTTGTATCTTGTAATTTCCAACTTCGTGGTTTAATATTATTTGCTTTGTTCCGCCAGAAAATTGTATAGTTTCAATTGCCACACCATCTTTCAGTAATTTTACTTCACAAATTTTACCAGACAAAGACAAATCAGTTCCTAAAAATAATTCTACGTAACCTGTATAATCTGCATTATGAGTAATTTCGTACCCACCACCAATTATCGCAGGAAATGTATTGCTTAATTCTAAGCACAAAGCACTTAGTTTAAAATACGCTAAAGAGGAATTTGCAACATTTATAAACGCTGGATTATAACTCCCAAGAGCATCAATCTCTAAAGATGTTTTGTTGGTTAAAGTATTTTTAAAAATTACGTGATTTCCCGATACGCTTAAACGTGCGTGGTTTTGCATATTCATACCCTTCACTAATTCTTGCCTAAATGCAGTTCGCTTAGGGTAGTTAAATAAGTGTTGCGCCATTGCATAAAATCCTATATCTGAAAGGTGTTGACCATTTACGGCATCGTGCATACAACTTGCTTTTGCTACGTCTTTAGTAAACGGTTTTGCAAAAGTAGCGGTAGTGGTGTTGTATGAATTAATTAAATTTGTCCCATAAGTGCCATCTGTATATTCAACTACTCCAGCTATTTGCTTTGTTGCGCCCCATACTGAAAAATCACCTGTTAATATATTACTAGTGGTATCTGTAACTGCAATTATAGCATTGGCATTTGTGGATGGAGCATCTGCCGCCATTGTATAAGCCCCCATTTCTATATAAAATGGTTGTTGCTTTTCTTCTAATTTTTCAACTTGCAAGTCCAGTTTATTTTTAGCGGCATTTAATTCATTTACCGCTGCCGTATGTGTTTTATTTAGCGTTTCTAGTTTAGAATCTTGAATGCTATTTAATAAAGCTAAATAAGTGCCACCGCTTACCCAAGCTGAAACACTCCAATAATACCAATTGCCATCTGGCGCAACTCCCGTTGTTGTCCTTATCAATGTATAAGTAATCCCTGTAGCTGTTGGATTTGCTGTTGGTGCAGAAACCACTCTACTTGTTGAATCTGTAAATATTACAGATGCCCCAGTTCCCGAAATAACCCAGCCTTGAAATTGTGTATTAGCCCTAATTTTACCCGCCACAACTTCTGGGCTATCTCCTGAAATTACTGCCGTATATACAGTAACGCCGTTTAACACAACACCGAAATTACCGTTTGCTGTTGCTGCTCCTGTTATAGTTAAGGTATCAACCTCTTTAATATCGCCTACAACTAAATAGAGATTAGAGTTTCCCGATGGAAAAGCGGCAGTTAAAAGTGGTTTGGTTGCGTATGTGCCAGACAGAGGTTCTGTGGTGGTTTTTGAACGTCTTAGCGCATCATCAAATGCGGAAGTATCTATTTTCACACTATCCTTTACCCAACTTGCACCAGTTTTAATAAACTTAACATCAAAACCTTTATCTGCTCCTTCGGGTGCGTAAACTAAACCACCTTTATTGGTGTGTATTCCTGCTTGGGGAGAATACATACCATCTTCTGTTGGTAATGCTGCAATAGCTACGTAGCCTTTATAGCCACTAACAGTACCATCAACTAGGGTTTTTAAATCTCCTGCCGTTCCTGTTGTATAAGTACCTCTATCTAATTTTCCCTCTTGAAGTGCTACTATATCTGCTTCGCTACCTCCTATATTGCCATAAGGCACAGCCTCCAACCTATAATCTGCAACACTATTTGTAGCAATACCCTTATAACGATACGTAGCTTGCTTTCTAGCCTCGCCATCAGGAAAGGTAATATTATTGTCCGCACTAGCGTCCAGCACAATTAACTCATGCATTGAAGTATGCGTGTGTTGTTGCACTAACATTAAAGCAATGGTTTCATATATTCGTGGGCGTAGGTCCTTTATAGCTTCAGCTTGGGACTGCATGGAATTTAGCTCCGCATCCGCATATTTGGTACGGTCGTCTAATTCCTTAATAATTTCAGCGCCTTCTACTGTGCTGTACTGCAACCCATTATAAGGTCTAATATTTTTTTGTTCCATAGTTAGTTATTCAAATAATCCATATTGAAATAGGCCGTTTTCAAACAGTGATTGCCACTGGTCGATGGTGTAATTAGTGGCAATACTATTGCCCTTCTTTTTTAAAAACATTGCAATTGCAACGTCTGCCTTTAGGGTTGGCACTTGTAGCTTTGCACCTATTTCTGGGTCGTCGCTTATGCCGTAGCCATTTAGCAGGGCCACATCAAAAATGGAAGCGATGCCACCACATTCCTGTATGGACAGATCCATAATATTCTGAAACTCTGCTGTAACTACTTTATTCATTTCTTACTTTTAAGTTTATCATTTCGCGAAGGGCTTCAAAATTTTTACCATCGCGGGCTAATGCTATTTTCATTCGTTGCTTAACTTCTGCAGCTCCACCATTTGCATTTATCAATTCAATTAAATTCGGACCTAACAACGGATCGCTTTTTACTTCGCCTTTGTTTATCCTGGCAATTATACCCACTTCCTGCAGCTCGCTTTCGCCAATAACCAGTTCGCCATTGCTGTCAAACAGTAAATCGTCGTTTTCGTCTAAAAGAATATCGTTTGCCATTAGGTTACTTTTCCAAGGGTTAATGGTCCGCCACCATTAGGGCAGGTTCCAGTTACTAATCCACCTTTTACATAAGCATCTACCGCTGTTGCAATTGCTGAGGCAACTGCCTGTACATTGCTTTCTGTGGTTGGGTTACTTAATATGGTAACCAATTGTGCTTCTAATTGTGCCTTATTTAAAGCCATTTTAATTCTCTTTTAAAACCGTCTTCATGCGGGTGTTAATATTTTGGGTTACTTCCAATTTTATTGCTTCTACAGCAGGAATATTTACGGTTGTACCAATACTTACATATATTTTTTTTATCTCATCACAGAGCTTTCCAAATTGTTTGTCGTAGTCGTCCATAATGGTGCGCAGGTTTTCGTTGCCTTGCTTCACTATAAATCCCGCTTCTTTAATAACAAAAGTGGTTTCGCCACTTACATATATTGCCTCTTCAAATGCTTCACATTCAATTAAAAATGTGTCGCTACCCTGCAGACCAGGAACGCCAAGCATAACCAATGTGCCTACTTCGGGTTTACGGTAATATGCACCCAAACCTAGTTGTACATTAAAGTAGTCCAGCTCGTCATCTACACCCGTGGCAGTCATTGTTTTTTTAGTCCAATCCACATTTTTAACCGTTGCCCAAACGCAACCGGGCGTTAAAGCACCTCGCACCTGTCTTTGCTGCAGTTGTTGAAATTCCGCTATTTCGTCTGTTAAACTCATTGTGCAATGTCTCCTAATGTTGCGGTTCTGGCGTATCTATTACTGGGGCCAAAACTTACCCTAATACTGTCTGTATAATAAAGTCCGGAACGTTCTGGATACAGATCGCTGGTTAAATTTACCTTCCATCCGTGCTCTATTGCTGGCGTGCCAAATGTGGTTATGCCACCTTTATACCTATCTACTTTATATTTATCATAATCGGCCTGCGCAAACTTTTTTAAATCTGCTTCTGCAGTAATGCCGAAATACGTTAATTGCCTTGTTTCGCCACCATCTTCGCCCACTTCTACACTCAGTTTTTTGCCGTTGTTTAAGGTGGAAACGGCTTTTACTTTTATGCGTACATCGTCGGCATTGCGGTATTCCAAATTATTGGCATACACGTCTTTTTCTAGGTGAAGGTTAACCGGTTCCACATTAGTATCATCTGCATAGATTTTACCAACTACCAAAGTTTCACCACGCATATAACTATAAAAGTTGAAGCGTTTTTTAAGATCGTCCAACACAGTGGCCACCGTAAAATTTGGGTAGCGCACAGGACCAATTTCATATTCAGCAGCATCTATGGTGTAACCGCTTACCACATCGTCCATCAACGCTTTTAAAGTGGTGGAAGGCTTGCTAATGTTTACTGGTTGTTGCTTCAGTTTCCACATTGCATCTTCGCACCAAATGGTAATAGGTATATCTGCCGAAACGCGACTAATAAACCCTGTAAATTCTTTGTACAAAATGCCATTGTAACCCAGCGAAATTGTAACAGGATCGCCAGGGCGAAAAACGTCGCGGACTTTCTGTTTATCAAAATCGCGCACGTTGCGTGGTATGGTTATTTCGGCAGTATCTGTTAACAGCTTCCAACTTTTATTAATAATAACACTGTTGGGTCTACGCAACACAATGGCCTCACGTTCCCGCGAAGCTCCAAATTCTATATGTGCGCACATTGCTAACATTGTTATCCTGCAATTATATCGTTTCTCATAATATAAGTTCTTGTGGTCGGGTGCTTTCGGCACTTATCCAAAACGGAATAACACCTGGGCGACCTTCTATTTGATCAAAATAAATTCTTAGTATGTTTATGGCATCTATGCCTTTATCGTTATACAATTTGCTGAAGACAGGAATACTGTCTGCCACTTTTTCGAATTCCAACAATCGCAAATGTTGTTCGTTGGCGGTTATTGCGTTCACCTTTACAGGATCGAACAGGCAAAGTCCGCGTATTTCTATACGCCAAGGGCGAAAGCTGTACATTTCTGTTACATTGCCATAACCAGCAGCCAAATCTGTAGTAGTGGAGTTTTTATTTCGGGTGAAGGAGCTGAGCGTTGTAACTGGCAATTCAAAAGGCGCCAAGGCTACTTGTGTTATTTCGCCATTATCGTCGTAAACGTTGTAATTCTGCCCACCAAAAACAATTGGGTGCAAAACAGGCGTACCCAAATAACTTAAACGTGCAATCTGGCTGGCTTCCTCAATAGCCTGAATACTCACCAAAGCAGATGGTGGAGCAATAACATTTGTTACTCCAAAAGCCGTGTTTAGCAATTCGCCTATGTTAAATTTTATACCTGCCATTAGTTTAAAGTTATAACTGCATCGCGCAGCTGGTCGTTAATTAATCGCACTGTTTCTCTTGCCACTTCCTCAATATCCTGCCCTTTTGCCACGGCAAAGTTTTGCACTATGTTTAGCGTCATTGTTATGCTTTTGCCAGCGCCACTACCACCACCTGTACGCTCTTTTTTAGGATCGTCTTTTTTATCTTTTGTAGGGTCGTTTATACCGGTGGCGTCTACTTTTGGTCTGGCGGTTTTACCATCGCCTTGTTTGGCGTAATAAGCGAGACTTTCGCGGTAGGCATCCACGTCCTTCCCTTGGTCCACATATGCGTTTCCTAACTTTACATAAGGATCTATTACAATGTCTTTTCCGAGGTTGGTTAAATCTTCCTCTAAATCCATTTTGAAAAGCCTAAACCGTGCGGCAGCATCGTCAAAACGGAAATGTAAAGCGTCGTTTATAATGTCGCCGGCACTCATAAAGGTTTTGGTTAACACACCCAAATCTTCAAGAATGTTAACCCACGACTCGTTAATAGTTTGTGGTAATACAGCTGCCACCGCTACCAATTGGGTGTAAAAGCTAGTTGTGCCATCAAACCACTCCTGCGCCCAAACAAGGCCGTAGTAGTAGCCTGTTTTTATATCTAACCAAAACAGCTCCATTTCCTGCGCAAAAGCTACATAACTATCGCTTTCTAGCGCAGCCTGTTGTGCTTCGCGAAATGCTTCTGTTGCTTCGTAAACCTTGTTTAATTGGTTTTCAACTCCTGTTAAAGCAGTTACTTCGTCATCTAGTGCAATATTTACGGCATTAATAATTTCAATGTAACCACCAGCATCTTCACCTGCGCCACGAAATAGATCTGCAGTAAGGGCCGCAGCTTCCTGAGTATTTACACCAACGCGTTCTGTCTCTTCTGAAATTTGCCGAAGCGCTTCTTTAGTAGTAATACTGCCATTAGTAATATTTTGAAAAAGCTCATCGGTAAACTTCTTACCAAAGGCATTTTCCAAAGCATCTTGTGATGATTGGGTTCGTTCTTTTAATGAAATATCTAATTCCTTAATTGCATCTGGAAGTTTGTCAGAATACATACCAAGGTCAAAACCAGTATCTATAATTTTCTGAAACTCCTGCATGTTGAAACCTGCATTTGCAAACATCCGTGGATATTCGCGCATACTGTCCAGATATTCATCATTTGCGGCGCCACCACGAACTAAGGCGTCGCCAATATTGTCCATTGCCTCTTCATAAGTAATACCGAAAGCCTGAACATTATTTTTAGCAATGGTAAGCGTGTCTTTTAAATCTTGTCCAAAAACCTCTTCCATTACTTGGGCACGCACACGCATCTGGCTTACGGCATCGCCTTCCAGTTGCGTCATTTGGGCCACAATAACATTAGTTTCCCGCGCGGCTTCATTATAGCGCACAAAGTCTGTGGCTATCATTCCCACTATTGCAAGGCCCGCAAGGGTGGCGCCCAATGGCGTGGCTATAAATGCCAAGGCACTTCGCGTCATTGTGCCAATGTTGTTGGCTACGCCTTTAAAACCATCGCTTATTTGTGCTAGATTGCCAGTTTGGAAACCTTCAAACAGATCTTTAAAGCTGGCTGTAAAATCTTTAATTGCTTTTTCTGAAACTTCTACTTCGTCGCCAAGTTCGCGAACGTCTGTACTGGTATTCACAGCTTCTTTTCCCAAACCATCCATATCGGTTTTGGAACGGTCTGCAGCTTTGCCAAGATCGTCAATGTCTTGGGCGGCTTTTGCAGCTTCCAGACGTTGGTCGTGTAGTTGCTGCCCTAATTTTGTGTAGGTTGCACCAGATTGTGCCGCCTCTTTGCCTGCTTTGTCAAAACTATCGCCAAGATCTACGCCAACATCTGTAACCAGTTTAGCCTCGGCCTCAATTCCTTTTAAGGGCGCGGTTATCTGGTCTACCAGCTCTAAGATCCATTTTGTTGTTTTGTCGGCCATAACATTCCCCGCGAAGGCGGTAATCTCTTATTTAGGTGTTATTAACTTTGCAATTTCCAGCGCTACTAATTTGGCGCGGTTTTGTTCTACCCAAGATGCTTGCTTTACAAGGGAAAGCCACTGTTTTTCGTCTTTTTGCATTAATGCCTGGGCATCAATAAAAAACGCACCCCTAATGAGTGCGTTTCCTTTTTTTATTATTCCGAAGTCTGCCGCATCGTCACAGACTCCGTTTACAGCTTTTCCACTTCCCCTTCAATGGCAGTTGCCAGTTTTAAAACGGTTTTCATATAGCCGTGTTTTAACCGGAAGTTGTCCATTACTTGATCACTTCCACCAAGGCGCACGGCATTTGCCATTGCTATTCCTATCTTGGTTCCGTCACCATCGCCCACTGAGCGGGCATAGTCCAGATCTTCAAAATTTGGTGGTCGGAAGTACGTAACGTGGGTGTTGCCCTCTTCGTCCTTTTGGGTGAATTTGCGCACGTCGCCGTGTTGCGTTTTCCACTTGTTAATGTCTGGTTGGGTGTGCTCGCCAATTACGGCTGGCACTTTTTGCGATTGTTTTGTCATTTTTTAAATATTGTGGCTAATGTGCGAAACGGCAAGGTTGAAAGACCTTACTATTTTGCCATCGCCCTGTTTAACTTCAATACCGTTATTTAAAAAACGGCAGTTGTGTATTACGTCTGTTGTACGACCACCGCCTGGCAAAGCATAACTTACAATAACGTCGAACGGTAAAATGTCCTGTACTCTAACCCCTGCAGGCATTGCAGTTTGTATGGCGCGTACTTCCTCTTCAAACAAATCGACGCTGGCATTAGCAGTATAATTACCACCTTCAATACCTACTGGCATAGATCCGGCACCCATTGCATTGTTGCTTACCTGCTCGTCGCTATAAGCTACTTTGGAAATCCCTACAACGTCCCGCCCTAAAATTCGGGCAGTTACAGAATTCCATCCGGTTAATTTTCCTAAACTATTTACTACTTGTGGCATAATTATCCTATTGAATTTGTTAGTCCTAGATCTACAGAAATATCATAGATAATTCCGTTTGCCACTATCTGGGCTTTTACAACCAGTGGCGTGTCTTCCTGTGGGTTTTGCGCAGGATCTATATATACGTTGCTGCCGCTAATTTCTTCCGAAGCTTCCATAGCGGACAGGGCGTTTTTTCCCAATTGCTCAAGTTCTTTAACTTCTGTGGCACGTATGTTTCCTGAGTCGGCATCTTTAAGTAAGTTGCCTTTTACGCGTGGCAATAAAGCCAAACGAAGGGCGCGAGCTGCTTTGTTCCAAACTCGGTTGTTTTCAATAAAAGCATAATCGCTACTTGCCAACGTGGCTGTAGGCGAAGAGCTAAAGAAAACACCAGCAAGGCCAGCGTAGCTACCTGCAAATACATATCCTTTTGCGGTTAGTGCTGTTTTTTCGGTTCCAGATAAACTGGAAACCAAAACACCGTTTTGAAGCACTGCACTTAACCAACGGCCTCTGCCTGTATTGGTAAGTGGGTAGGTGCTATCGCCTTTTGCAAAGGCTGGTTTGTTGTTTACGTTTACAGATCCTAACTGTTCATTCACTCCGCGAACGCTTAACATACCCAAAGCACTACCTATGGCAGCGTGTCCGGCATATTCTGCTTTTAAAGCGCGAATGGCAGGATCTTGAACTGCAATTACACTAATGTTTGGTGCGTCTTCCAGTCTCATATCGTCGTAGTCTCCTACTGTTGTTGCACCGCTAAACTCGTTACCTTCTAAAAGAATGGCATCTACAAAAACGTGTTCCAGTTTTAGTTCGTCCACTGCATTTTGGTACCCACCTATGTAGGCAGAAAAATCTTCTACAGCTACTGCGCTATTTCGGGCAACGCCCACACAACGAATATCGCTGTTGGTACGGATTGCCGTTTTTAGCAATGTATTTGTAAAACTGGCATTTGCCAATACCACGTAAAGTGTGCCATCCGGGTTTAAGCGGAAAAACTCGTCTATATGGTAATGGGCCAAAATGTCGTTTGTATCGTCATAGCTGGCATCTATCCCTAAGTCTTCAGCATTCTGAAGGCTTAGCAATTTTGTGGCAGTGTTTACGGCCAAACCTGTAGCGGCAACCGCTCCCATTGCAACTAAAAGCATCACACCATCACTGGAAGGATTGCGACGACCAAGGCCACCGTTTAGCTGATTTACTGTTACTCCGTCAAACTGTCCCATTATTTATCGTCTGCTTTACGTTGTTCGTCTGTCTTTTCTCCACCGTCAGCTTGTAAAGCTGCGTTACGTGCTCCAATGGCTTTTATGATGCTCGTGCGTGGTTTTTCGCGTTCATTTTCTGCCGCTTCAAGTTTGTTCAACTCTGCCACGTCTTCAATGGTTGCAATTTTAGCTTTGTCTTCGCGAGCTTCGCGTGCAGAAATTTGTAAAGGCGTTTCAGTTGCGCCCGTGTCTGCTTTAGGTGTTTTTACCTTTTTTTTCGCTGCCTTTTTTGGCTTTACGGCTGTAGCATCCGTTTCATCTTCTGCTGCAGTTTCAGCTTCACCAAAAGTAAATACCGTTAACTTTTCGCCTTTGGCATTAGAGTCTCGGTGTAATTCGGCTGCGTTTTGCTCAAAAAACAATTGTCCATCGCTGGTGGCGTGTACAATGTCTACGCCTTTGTTTTTCATAAGCTTTTCAGCTTCTTTTTGTATTTCCGATTTTTTCATCGTTAAGGTTTTAGAAATTTAATGCCTACCAAAACGCCAATTGCACCTATGGCAACGCCGCCTATCCAGGCTAATATTTTTGTAAGCCAGGGCACGTACTTTACTGGCACTTCAATAGTGGTTTTTTCACTTTCCTGAATGGTCCGTAATTGTTGGATCACTTTATCAAAAAGTTCTAAACGTTGCTGAAGCTCTTCTGTAATGCACTCCACGTTTACATTATCGCCATCGCGGCTAATAATGGCTGTGGTGCGTCCGGTTGTTTTACGTATTGGTACGTTTGTAATCTCGGTGAATGGCACACTTATACGTGTGGTGTCTCCGGGAACGGTAATAATAGTATCGCGGGTGTGGTAGGTTACTTCTGTAACCGTGCTATCCTTAACGGTGCGGATTGTTTCCTTGGCCATTCTGCCCGTCCCGCAGCCGACCAAGGTTAAACAAACAATCGCAATCGTTATGAGGATGATACGCTTCATACTATCGTTAATTTAAAACCTTCTGGTGCCAGCTTTAAAAGCTTCGCCAAAGTGGTTTTTGAGTTGGTTACGTCTTTGTAACCATCTTTGTTAATATCTGTGTGATTTTCGCCCACTAAAATGCACCCTAATATTTGGGTGAAGTAATTACCTGGGTGAATAAGAATGTAAGAACGTCCCGGAACATCTAGCACGTGAAAGTGGTTTTTAAACTTAGGCGAAAAACGCGGCACTACTTGGTACGTTCCAGTAGGGATGCAGCTCTTTTGCGTTTGGTTATTTAACCAAGGCAGTTCAAGTGTTTTGCCAGTAAATAACACCTTGCAGTTATCGTCTATTAAACGAAATTCGCCCAATGTCTGCTTTTTACTTGAAGGTTGTCTGTTAATAGCTAGTTCCAAAATATTTGTTTTTTAAGTTTTCCCCGCCGCGGCGGGCTAGTGGGATGTTACCCCCGTAGGGTGCCGGTTATCTGCCGTAGCAGATATCCCGGCTCTTTACCCGGTAGTCTACACTGTGTGTTCCGTGAGACCTAACCGCGAGTTTGTTTTATGCTCCTGCTACAAGTCCATCAATGATGGCACCCTGTCCTTTGGCTTGTGTTGGTACACAGATAAACCATAGGCGCATACCTAATACAGTCTGTCTGTTAGTTGGATCGTCTTTTGCTAATGCTGCGTAAGCTGCTACAGATCCACGTGCTTTTGCAGTGGTTTTCTTGTGAAATAACACTGAAGCATTACGGCCTGCAGTTGCAGATTTAAATGCTAGTTTGTCGCCAGATGCATCGTACTTCACCTCGTTTTGGTGTTCGTAAATTTCAAAACCGTAGTACATTTTGGAAATCATTCCATTAGTATGGTTTTGGTATTGAACCAATAAGGCTTTATCTTCTAAAAGTAAATCTGCAACGTGATCTGGTGAAAGCACTAACACACGTCCCTGTGCAGGAATCAATAGCGCGTCTAGTTTTTTCTTCAAGTTCACAAGATCTGCAGAGCACAATCTTTTACGATCGCCCGCAGTTACACCTACTGCTTCTCCTGTAGTTTCTATAACCGGAGTGCTGGTAGCATTAGCTGCTGGTGCTAAATTCCAAAGTGCGTGCCATTGGGTTTGCTCTTCTAAAGTTTCGCGGTGCTGACGTTGTACACTTCCTATTTTATCATAAGGCAAGGCATACAACTCATCGTCCGTAATCTTTGTATTAGTAGTATCGTATTTATACAAAGAAATAGGAGCACTGGTATCTGTACGTGCCGAAATAGATATTGGATAAGAGGTGTTATCTACTAAAACGGTAGGATCTGCTCCAATTTCGTTTAGCCTAATAACATTTACGTTTACCCACTGGTTTTTTGAAGGCACTTGAGTTAGCCAAGTTGCTTCGTGGCGAAATTTATTGATAAGCTCGCGCTCTATCAATTCGGTTTTCGCTACCGCTGCCATCATTGTGGTAGGTCCGGCAACATCGCCAGAGCTTCCTAATGTATGTCCGCTCACCGCGTTAAAGGTGAGAACTGCAGCTATGATTACCAGGAAGCCAAACAGTTTTTTGTAATTTAGATTTTTCATCTTCTTTTTATGGTTTTAAAAGTGTTTTAAAAGTGATTTAAAGTAGCCGCTTAGCCTACAGGGTTTTGTTCCGGCATTGCCGCTTCAATTAAAGCGTTGTGTGCCGCTGGATCTTCTACTTCCAACTTCGCTAACAAATCGGCACCTTTCGCACCTGCGTTTGCGTAGTCTTCGTACTTCCAACCTTTGGTTTCTGGATCCTGTCCAGAAGCTGCTGGGTTTTTACCGTCGGCTTTGGTTTCAATTTTTGCAATTGGCGTCATACCTTCAATAAACTTTTCAGTTGCTTCAAGGTTAGCCTCTGCCATTGCTTGTAAATGTGCACGCTGGTCGCCAGTAAACTTTTTGTCGGTTTCACCTTTATTCAGCATTGCTGTAATTTTGGCGGCTTTTCCGTCTGTTTCCTGTTGGTCCAGTTTGGCCTGAAGTTGAACAGCTTGTTCAGCTTTAGCCTTGTTGTCTGCAATTTTGGCGTTAATTTCCGCCTCAGTTGCTGTGGATGGCAATCCTAAGCTGGCTGCCAATACTTCTTTGTTCATATTCTCGGTTTTTGGATTTGTTTCGGGTTCTTGTGGTGGCGTAATACGTGCGGCGGCCACTAACGCCATTTGTGCTTGGTTTGTTAATTCTGCATCTTCATCTTCAATGGATGCAATAAGTCCTATTTTTAAAGCCTCTTTTGCGTTCATCCAGTGATCGCCATCTGCCCAAAGTGCTTCCACTTCGGCTTCGGTCATATTAAAAGCACGTGCGTATTCAGTTAAATACATTGCTTCCATATTTTCCAAAAGCTTCACCTCTTTTTTAATTTGCTTGGCTGTGCCGTGCAAACCGCCTTTTGGTGGATGGATCATATACTGGCTATTGCGTTTGCCGATTGCTCTTACATTATATTTTGCTACAATAAAAGAAGCTGCAGACGCCGCTAAAGCACCTACAGAAATATTTACATTTTCAGCACCAAACGCTTCATCTAGGTTATTAACCATTTCATTCGCCTGGAAACAAACACCGCCTTCACTATTAATGTAAAGGCGTGCGCTTGTAGCTCCCTCGTTTTTAAGTTTGGCTATTTCATTCTTCAAGTTTTTAGCAGATGCGTCTGCCCAAGGATGTATGTAACCATCAATAGAAAGTTCGGCCACCTTGTTTTTCACTTCTGCAGTGATTAGCAAAGCACCGTTGTCTTTTGTGGCTGGTAATTGTAAGAGGGTTTTACGCATCGTTTAGTACTGTTTCGAGTAACAAAAATGCGACGGGTTTGGAAGCTTTGAAAAAAACCATTATAAAATACAGGCGCTACGGCGGTAAAATACCAGTAAATGTCTGGTGAAATAAACAGTAGTTTTTACTACGCCAAGCCATTGTTCCAAATTTGTACTATGGCAAAAGACAAAGAACGGGCGACGGCAAAAGCACTGTTTCTGCAAGGCAGGAATCAAAAAGAAATTGCCAGCATTGTTGGTGTGCAGGAAAAGACTGTAAACCAGTGGTGTAAAAATTATGGCTGGAAACAGCAATTGGATGCCAAACTTAATGGCAACAAAGAGCGGGTGGATAACCTTAAAAAGCTAATTGGTGTTTTTACAGACGAACGCCTGGAACTGGTAGACAAAATTAAAGAGGCCGAAAAAGCAGCCGATAAAGAACTACTGGCCGAATACACTAAACGCGCAAACCAAATAGCGAATGAAGTGGCTATGTACAGCAAGGCGCTGGAAAACTTAGACCAGGATAAAAAAATACCATTAACCGTCTATCTGGATGTGATGGATCAAATTTTCCACGACCTACAAAAACGTTACCCCAAAATTTATATGCAATTGGTAGACTTTCAAGACGAGCACATCAACGGCGTATCACTCAAATATTGATATATGAACAAAGCCCTTAAATACTGGATTAATAGCATTTATATCTTTTTACGAAGACTTATAACCCTTTTTCTGTTGGTGCCAGGTGGCGTGCTTTTGCATTGCTGGATTTCCATTTTTAGAAACATTTCGGCACGGCAGGTTTATATGAATCTTGGCAGTCAGTTTATGCGCGCAGGCGCAGGTGTAAAAATTGGCGATCCTGTAAAATTGCAAAAAGGCCGCACCCAAGATAGCCGCACCGCATTTGTGCGAAATCTGTATTACAATTTCGGGCAAAATAAAGTAACAGCCAGTTACACGGATAAACCTCATACAATCAAAAAGAATGAAGGCCGAAGATAAAAAAGCGCTACTCGCATACCGCAAAAAACTTGAATTTGCACGCAGTTCTGGACCCATAAACGTCTATGAAACTGCAAGCGAAAAAGCTGCGCGTATTGCCAGAGCGAAAAAGGATCCTAAGTTTTGTGCGGAGTATTATTTTCCACATTTCGCAACTTCCGAAGCGGCAGACTTTCATATAAAAGGCGCTAAAGCAACCTTAAATAACCGTTTAGACAGATCGTTTGACCAGTGGGGCCGTGGACTTGCAAAATCGGTTTGGGCAGATCTAATTACACCTTTTTGGATGTGGATAAATGGCGAATGCAACTACATGGCAATTGTTACCACTTCTAAAGACCGTGCAGGCGAACTGCTAGAAGATATTCGCGCAGAGTTTGAAGGCAATCCGCGTATTATTGCAGATTTTGGCGAGCAGGCTGGAACCGGACAGTGGGAAAAGAGTTTCTTTATTACCAAAAGTGGGTTTATTGGCAAAGCACTTGGCGCAGGCCAAAACGTGCGTGGTTTGCGTGTAAAACACCAAAGGCCAGATTATATAGTAATTGACGATTTGGAAACCAAAGAACTTATTGCAAACCCAAAACGCCAGTTAAAACTTGCAAAATGGGTGGAGCGCGATCTTATCCCAACTATGGATGGACCAATACGCCGCTTTAAATATGCAAACAACCGCTTTGCGCCTACAATGATACAAACACTGCTACAGGAACGCCACCCAAAATGGCGTGTGTTCGAAATTAATGCCTACGATCCTGTAACCTACAAGCCTACCTGGTTTCAAAAGTACGACGACGAATACTATAAAGTTGTAGAGGAAGATATTGGCGTTTTAGCAGCCAAAGCCGAATACAACAACCAGCCACATATTGAAGGTACCATATTTAAGCAGGAAGACATTCAATGGGCGCCAATGCCAAAATTAAACCACTTTAAAGTGATAACCGGCTTTTGGGATATTGCATTTGCTGGCACACAAACTGCCGATTTTAACGCAATCCGCGTTTGGGGTTTAAAGGATAAAGATTTTTGGTACATAGACAGTTTTGTAAAGCAATCTAAAATTAGAGCGGCTTTGGAGTGGATGGCAGCATTCCAAATGGCATTGCCAGAGACAGTTATTGTGCACTGGAAATATGAATCACAGTTTTGGAATGACGAAATCAAGCGTACCATTAAAGAGGTGGAAGAATCTCACAGAATTTATTTAAACCTTGTTGAAGTTGACACGCCATCGTCGCACAAATACGACCGTATTTTAAGCCTACAACCGTACTACCAGAATGGTCGAATATATTACAACGATGCCAAAAAAAGCCACCACAGCACGCAGGAAGGTATTGCACAGCTGTTAGGAATTGAACCGGGTTATAAAACCCACGACGATGCACCAGATGCAGATCAACAAGCTATCAAATGGCTTTCAAGTTGGTTATATACCGGAAGCCGTGGCACAACATTAACCGCAAATATTAAACGCGAAACACATTTTTAATTATGTATAATTACATCAAAAATTTTCTGAATTATTTTTTTGAACCATACCAGAAGTACGATGGCAATTGGAAAGGTATAATACATTATGAAGCTTTGGCTGAAAGAAGGTTAAATTTCAAAATTATTTTAATAGTAATTGCCGTGTTTTCAATTGTATTCACCGCAGTAAAATATTTTTAATTATGGCCTATATCTTTTTAGCCGCGGAAGATTTTGAACCGCACATACAAAGCAAACTGCTCACTGCAAACAGCGAGAACCCGATTGCGACCATAATGGAACCAATTGAAAAGCAAAACATCGCTTTCATCCGTTCCAAGCTTTCCGGGCGTTATGATATGGATCCTGTTTTTATAGAAACAGGTGACGACCGCAACCAGGTAATTTTAAAAATACTGCTTCGCATGTGCCTTTATGATTTCATTCGTAGGAATGCAGCGCGAAAAGTGCCGGACGATTATCGCGAAGACTACAACTGGGCCATCAAAGAACTGGAAAAACTGCAAGGTGGTTTTAGTTACGCAGATCTGCCACCGTACAAAGATGGTGAAGGTGAAGAAATTGCAAAGCCAATTTGGGCAAACACAACTAACAACGATAACTACATTTAAAAAAATATGGGACTTAAAAGCTGGTTTCAAAACCGTTCAAAAACTGAGGTAATTAGCAATCGCGAACTTTCGCAGGATGTGCTTCGGCTATTGCCAGAAGATCTACTGCGTATTGAAATGGCAACGCGAAGCGGCAACCGTGGCGGTGGTGGTAAAAACATTACTGCAAGCCTTACAGGTAACGCTACGTTTTTCACTCCTAAAACCATAAAAGATTGGAACAGTGCCGTGCAATCTGCCACAGATCCCGAAAGGCCAAACTTTCAATTTCTGCAGGAGCTTTACGAAAACTTAATGCTAGACGCACACGTGCAAAGTGTTATTGAAAGTCGCGTTAAAAGAGTGCTGCGTTCAAAATACGATCTTGTAACACAATCTGGCGAGGTTAACAAAGATGCAAAAAAACTGCTGCACAGCCCTTGGTTTGAAAGCTTTGTGGAAGCAGTGGTTATGACAAAATTTGAAGGTATTAAAGTCCTAGAGATTTTTGATGTAGATATTAATGGCGAGCTCATTCGCTGTAAAGACATTCCGAAAGGTCACCTTTTACCAATGCGCCAAGAAATTGCAAAAGAAGTAGGTGGCGAAAATGGAGTTAGCTACGTATCCGGGCAATTGGCAAACTACTATGTGGAAGTTGGCGAAATGGAAGATCTTGGTTTGCTCAGCCAGATTGCGACTTACATTTTAGCAAAGAAAAAAGCAATGGGCGCATTCCTGGACTATCTGCACAAATATGGAGTGCCACCAATTATTATAAATACCGATAACTACGACGCAACCCGCCAAGCGGAACTGTTACAAATGGGTATTGAAATGCACAATAACCACGTTATGGTTACACAAGGCAACGAAACGTTTACACTTGGCGACGTGCCAGCTGGTGGAAGCACAACCTTGTTTTTCGATTTTATTAAATTAATGAATTCAGAAATATCTAAAGCAGTGCTAGGCCAAGACGGTACCACCGAAAACAAAGACGGTGCCGGAACCTACGGAAGTCTTAAAATTATGCAAGGCGTGGCAGACGATCGCCACGAAAGCGATAAACTGTTTGTACAAAATGTAATTAACAAAGAGCTGTTGCCAAGGCTACCCAAAATTAACAGTTTTTACGCTCCTTTAAACGGACTTTACTTTGATTGGGACGAGAGCGACGAAATGGAGCAGGCAGACTACGTGAAAAGCGCGGTGAGTCTCACAGAGGCAGGTTATGAGTTAGACATTGAAGAACTGAGCACACGCACAGGCATTACAATAAAAGGCTTTAAAGCTCCCTTTGGAAACGCTCCTACAGATCCAGTCGTGGAAAAAAAAAATCCAGTCCAAAAGTAAATAAGGCGGCAATTAACGCATTTTATACGGCCGAAGGTTGCGGACATTCACACGACGAAGGGCCCGTGGCTTTAGACCTGTCTAAATGGGTAAAAATGATTGTGCGGATTGCAAAATTATTGCACGCAGGCACTTTAAAGCCCGAAGACTTAGACCAGGAACTTTTAGATAAAACCTTTACCGAATTAAACCAAGGTGCCAAAGATGGTTGGGGAAAAGATTGGGATAAACTGAAAAAAGACGGCGACGCCATTGTAACCGAAATTCAGAATAATCTGTACTACTTCAGCGCAGCAAAATGCTACCAAGAACTTTTAGATTTTAATTCGATGCTAGTTGATGAGGACGGCAAAATAAGAAGCTTTACAGATTTCCGAAGAAAGGTTATGGCTTTACATGAAACCTATAATGTAAAATATCTACCCGCCGAATACCAAACCGCCAAACGTAGCAGCCAAGCCGCCAAACAATGGCAGAAATTTGTAGCAGACGCAGATCTATTTCCAAACTTAGAATATAGAACCGTGGGCGATGAGCGCGTGCGAGACGAACACGAAAAACTGGAAGGTGTTATAAAACCAATAAACGACAAATTTTGGGATAGCCACTACCCGCCAAACGGATGGCGCTGCCGTTGCTCGGTTCGCCAAAGCGATGCAACGCCCACAAAGGGAGTTCCAAAGGTAACCGTGGAACGTGGGTTTGAAAACAACGTTGGCAAAAGTGGAATGGTTTTTAATCCGGAAGGGCACCCCTATTTTGCAATGGACAAAGAGCAGCTAGACAAACTGAAAAAGAAGAAACCTGCAGATGAGTAAATTCGAAAAAGCACCAGACTTTAATGCAATGGGCGCCAAGCTCGTTTATGACGCGTTGCGTTATGCAGGAGTGACTGGAAAGAATTTTTTCAAAGATAGTTTTCCAAATCAAGGTTTTACTGATAAGAGCTTTCAGAAGTGGGAAGAACGAGCAGGCGATATAGATCCAGGAAGACGAATATTGACGAAAAGTGCATTTCTTGAAAATTCCGTTGAATATGAATTAAATGGAATGAAAATAATCTATTTCAGCGATGCCGAATATGCAGACATCCATAACAACGGTGGCGTTATAAACATTCGCGTTACCGAAAAAAGCCGGAAGTATTTTTGGTATATGTACTACAAAACAAAAAAGCAGTTTTGGAAAAATATGGCACTTACCAAAAAAGATATGTTTACCGTAACCATTCCAAAACGGCAATTTTTGGGCCACTCAGAAACCTTAATGAGTAACCTAGACGAATGGCTTTTAAATACCATTTTAAAACGCTTTAAATCTTAATTAAATAATAAACGACCAAATGTTATGGTAACAGAAAACTATAAACAAGATTTTACAGGATTGTATTTGGAAATGTGCGAAGCTGTAGCCGCCAAAATTCCAGAAGTGGAATGGCAGGATCTGTGGCATAACCAAGTAAACTTTTTGGAAGAGGAACACCCATTCCCCACACCCGCGTGGTTTTATGCTATCCGAATTTTAAACACCGAAGACGCAGCCGAAAAAGCGCAGGATTGCGATGTGCAAGTAGATATTTATCACTTCTTTGAAACCTTTAGCGATACCTATGCCGGAAGCTACAACCAAGAAGATGCACTCAACTTTTTAAGAAACGCCAACAAAGCGCACCAGTTATTTCACGGCACCACAGGCAATACCTACAGCGAAATGCGCCGCGTAGCCTTTACGCCCGTAGATACCGGAAGCGCAGGCAACTTATACCGCCAAAGCTTTGTGTGCAAATTACGCGACCTGAGCGCAATGGACAGTTGGGTAGAGGTTACGCCAAACGAGGTTCGTATTGTTAGGGAAGATCCGTCGGTGCCGGAACTTCCTGCAGAAGGCGGTTATAAGATTCCTTAGAAACAGTGATACTTAAATTTCTAGTATCGCTTTTAGCGTATTCTGTGAAATTTTCTTGAATAGCATCTGCAATTACAATTACCTCTTCTAGTAATTCATAAGGTGATTGGCCAGCTGCAAGCGTTCGTACTACTCTGTTGAAAAGTGCGCTTTTTTCGTAAAGCTCTTGGCCGTTTTTAAATTTACCTAACAGCTCTTCGAAGGTGAAGTGTTTATTGTTTTCCATTTTTGCGATTGTTTATGTAAATATAAAATATTAAACTGAAACTTTATAAAGAATACTTTCCAGTGTAGCTGGGGAAAGGTAGTGTTTGTGTGCTGCTTTAGCGAGGCACCATGCGTCGCTGTGTATTTTTACTTTGCTGTTGTTAAACGTCTCGGTTTTTGAAGATAATTTATGGTAGAGCGCCACGGCATCTTTGTGCTTACGGAGTGTGTTGGCTGTAGTAGGCTGGCTCATTGTGGACGTTTAAAACAAATATAACGCCAAATAACGCAGATGTCAACCCATTAGCAGGGGGTGGAAGTTCACAGGTTGTTAACACAAAAAAACCACTGTTTTAAGGGTGGTTTAAAGTTATTTAACTATTGTTAAAAAGCGGGGGAGCGGTTCTATAGGTTTTTCAACTTCTACAAGTACGCAGTCGCCAATTGGCACACCTTCATAACTTAGAAGATTATAGCCTAGATCTTGCAGTACTTTTTGCGGGTGTTCGGTTTCGCCACATTTATGGGCGGTAATTAAGTCGTAGCGTAGTTTTATCATTATTCTACTTGAAAATCAATAATTTTAAATGGTTGGCATCCTGCGTTATAATTTACGGTAAACCAAAACTGGCCTTTTACTGGCATTCCAAGTTTATTTTCGGAGGTAAAAACTTCTGAAAATGTAAGGTTTCCATCGTCTGTATTGTCGGTTACATTACGAAGGGAAAGGCGCACGGTGTTATACGTTGGTTTTTCGCCATTTACCTTTAGGGTATTTGGGTACTTTAAATGTGGTTTAAGCAAATTAGTGGCCGTTTGCGAAATATTAAGGCCATTGCCGTTGTCTTGTAGAATGTAATTGTCTGCAAACTCTTCTAATATTGCAGCACGACCAGGGCGAGTGGTTTCACTCCAATCTATCTGGCAGTGTTTTTCTGTTAATTGGGTGTTTTCCCTTTCGCGTTTGCTGGACGATATGTTGCCTACAAATAAGAAAAATAGAAAGATGCCTAAAATGGTTCCAAAAATGGTTAACATGGTTTTCATAATGAACGGTTTTAAAGGGAGTTAATTAAAGGTAATAAATATTTTGTTTATAGGAAAATTTTATGACGTATATACGTCTATTTGGGGGTATATACGACACTTTTTTTGGGGAGTGGCGTATATACACATGTTGTAAGTAATGCTATAATTCCGATGGGAAGTACCATTTTTTACACTTCATACATTGTTCCTGCTTTCTACCATTGGCAATTTCATTTTCTGCAAAATCATACCAGTGTACTATGTTTAGTTTTTCTTGTTGGCTATTATGCCTGCATTCTGAAGCACTACTTACAACAACGGGTATAATTAATTTTTTAACTTCAAATAGCACAATATCCAAAGCCTGTGTTAATTTTTTAGGTTTGTGAATCATATCGTCTCGTTTGCCAAGTCTCCATTCTTGATGATAATCTAATATCTCTATTGCTGTCTTTAATTCCATTTTTGTTTATTTAATCGTTAAAAAACTAATTATACCCAGTGAACGTTAGCCACAATTATTATATTTTAAATAATCTTCAATAAACTCTATATGTTTCCCATACAACAAACAACTAGGTGGTGATTTGATAACCTTGTCAGTAAAATCTAATAACAGTTCACGTTGTTGGCTAACACCACCTATACGTAATTGCTCGGTATGGTACTCTTTTAAAATGGTTTCTAATTCACCCCTGTCTGTTGTCAAAATTCCGTCTTTAGACCCAACATTTAGGTTGTACTTTTTAATTATTTGGTCAATATCCATATCTATTAATTTTAGTTATTATTCCGCAACTACGCATAGCCTTGAACGTTATAATTAATAAAAAAGGGTTGCAGTCCAACTAAACGATATTCCTTTTGGGTCAAGCCTAAGCCCCCTCGTTAGGAACAGAAAACAGGCTTTGGACACCTTCAATTTTACTATCTTTTCTGCTGTTGGTAAACCCACTAATTTCTGCATTATATCCCTTTTTAAATTATCTTAATTACACCGTAGTTTGCATAGTAACAAGGTTTAGAAAATGGTTCCACGGTTCTGGTACGTGTGGGGGGCGTAGGTAGTCGTTTCTTTTTTCTGGTCTGGGGGCGCCAGTACGGTTTTGGTATTTTAGTTTTTGTACTTGTTCGTGGGTTAACATTAGCTTATCTACTTGCATATAATTGCGAACGCGCGAAAAGGGTATGCCTAAATTGGCTGCCATTAACTTCATAGACATATTAAACCGGTTGTCTATTACATATTGCTTTTGGGTGGGTGTGAGCGTGTATTTCATAGTGTTATGCTTCTGGTTTCTTTTTTCCGAATATGTCTTTATAGCCAAGAATGCGTGGTTTTGAAAACATTCGTTTCATTCTGGTTTGGTGCTGCTTTTTCTGCAAATGTTCTATACTAGGTGCTTTTTTATACGCCATAATGGGTTATGCTTCTGGTGGAAATTTTGCAAACAGTGCCTTTGCACGGCATTGGGTATCGCAGTCGTTTACGTCAAAACAGCTGCAGCGGGGTAATGCTTCTATTTCGGGATCTGTTGGGTTAAGGTTGCCTTTAAATTCGGCTACTTTAAAGCAATAAACGCCTACTAATATGCCAAGGCCAAGTATGGCTAAAAATACGAGTAGCACCAGTAGCATTGCGAAAAGAATAGGGAAATCTGTCATTTTGGTATATTTTTAAGGTTATTAAACATTGGTATTTGCAAGTGTTTTGCAAGTTCTATTTCTACCGCTGCGCCTTTGCTGTTGTTGCTGCAGGCTAGTAGATAAATGGCATCTGCGTCCATTAATGCTTTTATGCAAAGTTTCATTGCATCCTGCCAAGTGGCTTTAAAATCGTTTACTACGGCAAGCGGGTTTATGGCTTGGTGGCCTAGGGCTTCTAATTGCTTTTGGGCGGTGCCAAACTTTATGGTGCATTCTGCAATTGGTTCGCCGGTTACTTTTCCTGTGATGTAGATTTTCATTTGTTGTTGTTTAAGAAGTTTTCAATTACTGCAACCATAACTACATAAAGTAGCGACGCGTTATTTTCAGAAAAAGAGAATAATAATAAAGTCATAATCTCATTATCTTTTCCAGCGATAATTTTTAATTCCAAATAGGAATTATTCATAAAATGAATTTGAAGTTTTAATCCTCTAATGAAGTGAGTGGAACCATCCCATTTATATTGAATAGATTTATCCTCATTATTGCGCTCAAAAATGAAATTGTTATATCTTATCCAGTTAATATACAATTCAGGTTTTACGCCTGCTTCTTTAGCTTCTTTTACAAGTGTTTTCTTTGATATTTTCATTATTCATTATTAATTAAACATTATTCATTCAAAATTTACATGCTGCGGAAATCGTCCAGCCAGCGTTTTTGGCTTATGTAGGTGTCTGGTTGTTGTTTTGCTATTCCGTTTTGCCTACGTAGCCAATTGTTGTATGGTTTTATGCTGGCAAGGCAGTTTATTTTTTCGGTTTGGTTTAATTTGGCCCAAAGTCCTTCTGCGCGGGTGCGCTTTACTTTGTAGGCGTATAGGTTGTAAAATGCTTCAAAACTTACATCTGGCAAACCTTTGGTTACGGTGAAGTTATTGATGGCATAAAAATGCTTTAGGCGCTCTGCTTTATAGGGGAATTTTTGCGTGTACAACCAGTTGCGCTGCACTTCGTTTAGTTGGGCATCTACCAGTTCAAAGTGGGTTAAAAAGCCTTCTAAATCGTATTTAAAAATCATTGTACCAGTGAAGGTGGTGCCTATTACGGTGTATGTGGTTTCTAGTTCGGCCATTACTTATGTGGTTTTTTGATTGAGTTGATCGAAGACGTTTTGGATATTTCGGGCGGGGGTTTTAACCAGGATAACTTCTAGCGTTTTTTCTAAGCAGAAAGCCTCAAAATATTCTAGCTTTATTTTTATTGGTTTTTCGCTACCACGGTTGCTGAGCTCTTTTTTTGAAAGTTTTAAAAGCACGTGCGTTAATAAACTAACGTAGCTTTTTGCTTGCTTATCGTTTACGGGTGGAACGTCGAAATCAAGTGCTTTACACAATTCGAACAGCACCGTTGGCTTTATTTCTAGTTTAATGGGTTGGCACATGAGTTTCTATAATTTCAAAATTGGACGTTATTGGAATGCTGTAATCGTAGTATTCATTATCTAATGAGGAAGGTTGTACAATTGCTTCGTGGCGTATTTCTTTGTTTTCATTTAGTAATCGCGCGATTTCTGTCATTAACTCATGTTCGTCGTTTTCGTCTATGCGCTTTGCTCCTGGATGCTGTTGCTCTTCTTGATAGTGGCGCACTTCGTAGAAGTCTTTGTATGCTGCTATTAGGCTTAGGTTTTCTTGGTATTTTTGGCGGACGGTCATAGTTCTTCAAATTGCTTGTTCACTAAAACTAGCGCTGAGCTATTATAGCCAATAGCTAAATTTAAAAGCCATGTAATTTCATCGCTGGTGAGCTGTTTGGCTTTATGTTTTATATATAACTCTTTTATGGTTTGAGTTACTTTTTCTTCCGTCTTCAATTCATCTTGAAGATATTGGGCTTTAGTAAAAGTTTCTATTTTCATCGACAATCTGTTTCTGGTTCGGTTAAAAATTCTTTGCACAGGGTGCATTGGGTTCTGGTGGTTTCGCAGTTTACGGTGCCGCCTACTACTTTTGTTATGAGGTTATCTTCTGGATGCTGGCAAGGTCCCCCAACCCCCAAAGGGGGCTTTTGCGGTATTTTCATTTTGCATACGCTTTACCAATCATACTTTCCAGACACGGGATAAGTTTTTGCGAAACTTCTGTGGGGGTCATATCTTTTAAAGGTTTTCTAACGGGGCTTTTAAGCGACTTTAAAAAGGCATTAAAACGGGCTAAATCTGCCACTTCGCCAAAACGGCCATTGTTTACCGTCCAACCCATTTGCATTAATAGCGAAAGGATAAACAGGTGCCTTTTATCTGCTTTATCAAAAGCTGCCCAATTGGTGGATAGTTTGTTGATGATACTTTGCGCCTGTGTGGGCGTTAGGTCTTTTGTGCTGGTCTTTTTTGGGTTTTGGGTAATTTCCTGCACATAGGCTGCTTTCAGCTCTGGGTCGAAGTTGGTGAGTATGTGGATGCGGCGACGTTGATCTGCGGTTGATGTCATAATTTATTAGTGTTTAAGGTTATAAAGGGTGTTTATTAGCTTTTTATGTGGCATTATTCAGCCATCAACATTTTAGTTCCTTTCTTAATTCCATAGTGATTTTCGGGAACTTCGGATATAACAATTCCTAATCTTCTAATTCTTGCTTTTGAGCCATCTTCTGGCAGCACTAAAAATTCTTCATCAATAGCTTGTAAATCAAATTCAAGCCCTTTATTGTTTACTTTTTTTATAAAACCTACTTCAATCATAATAATAACGCCACATAACAATTTGTTTAAAAAATAGCCTGCTATGTGGTCTTTTTAAGGCTATTGAACATTAATTTATTAGCTTTTCGTCTTCGGCAGCACTTCGACTGCGCTCAGTGTGACATTTTGCTTTTGATAGTGCCCGGAGCAGGAATTGAACCTGCACGACTTTCCTCAACTTAGGAATAAAGGATTTGCACCTTCCGTTAGTCTTCCCCAACAATAGGGGTAGCGTCTACCAATTCCGCCATCCGGTCTTTTACCACTTTACGCAGTGGTCGCGGCTTTTGCCAATCTTACGGGTAATGTATGCTTGCCGAGCGCGGCCCGCTTACCACTTCTAAACTGTTTTATAACCGTTTCCGGCACGGGCTCAGTTTATGAAGCTACAGATTGGCCTTTTGAGGTCCCTGTTCTGGGTCTTTTTCATCCCGCGCTCACCCGTTTACTCTACTTTTAGATTGCAAGTGCGTACGGAAGGCGGTGTTTTCTGCCGTGGTAAGCTCTTCGCTTGCAATCCATTTTTCGTTGCTATCCTGGTACACCAATTTGCCGTTTATTAGCAACTGGTCGTCTTGTGGTGCTGTTATTGTTACTGCCATTTTTTTCTTTATTTCGTGGTGGTTTATACTTGCCGTGGCATCGTTTAGCATTTGCTGTAGTTTCATAGGTAGGTAGTAGGTTTTAGGCGAAAGGTGGCAGGTGGTTGGGGTTTTACACACGGACACTCTTCGTATTGATAGCTGAAATCTGTATTTAGTACGCCTTTGTCGCACTTGCCACAGGTTTTGGGTTGTGTGGTGGTGCCTTGGTCGTAGTCGTCTGTGTCGTCGTCGTCGGTTAAGTTTGTTTTTACTAGAAATGCTCCAAACATTAGCAGTAAAATTGTAATCATAACCTTAGCCTTATAAAATGTTGGATTCCAAAGCATAAGAATTACGGTTATGAACAATGCAATTGCCAAGATCCAGTTCACTATTTTTATACTTTTTTCTAGCTTTTCCATAATTATATTGAAGAAAAATTAAGATCTACATTATCATAGCCACCCTCTTCATTCCTTACGGAAACGCGGAAGTAGCTTTTACTTTTTGGGCGGCGAATGGCGCTGTTGATTAGATCTACAGCTGCAGAAAACTTGGCGTCGTCTATACGCTTTTCGTATCGGGTTATTTTCATAACTGCTTTGGTGTCTAGCTGGCCATTGCGCTGTGTTTCAAAAGCATCGATTATCATTGCTTTTACAAATTCGTTTTTGCTGGTTATGTTTTCGTCCAGAAATTCATCAAACTTTGCTTTGGCGGCAGTAATGGTCATATCGTCGAACTGGATGGGCTCGTTTACGTTGATTTCAATTTTAATGGTGCGATTAAAGTTGAACCAGCTAAAATTGCCTTTTGTTTCGCGGGCAATGTTTTGCTCCTTCATAAAAGCGTCGTGGGCTTCTTGGCACAGCTCGCGTATTTGGTCTTTAAAGTCTGCTAGGCGTTTGTTAATGTCTAGCGCTCCTTTTAAGATCTTCCAGCTGTGGCGCTCCATTAACCTTTCGGCAGTGGTTATGCGACTGTAAGGAATTTGCACCCCGGACTCATCGACCCATAGGCCGTCTTTTGCTTTTTGTTGAATTGTTTCTGTTTTCATATTTAAGTGGTTTTGGAAATTACATTTGATGGGTTTTCTAAATAAACTGCTACTAATTCTCTGCCCGAATAATCTTGACGGCTGCAAGCGTCTTCCAAAATATCATTTGGACAATAAGTGCAGAGTTTCACAACTTTTTCTATGTCTTTATCACATAAATCGGAATAAAGAACATAGAGATTTGTTCCTCTAAGAGTTGGGCAAGCTCTTAGCCTAATTAGAATTGCAGCTTTCTGGTCGATATTTCCTTTTGGATTAGAAAAGACTGTCAATAGGAAATTTAAAGCGCCAGGGTTTCCTTGTGAATATTCTATTATTTCTTGCATTTTTCGATTGTTTAAAAGGTTAATTATCTTCTTATCCAAGCCAAAGCTTCACGGATTTTATTTTCAATTTTTGCAGGCACTTTATAGGGGGGGCGGGTGTCTGTGGTGTTTGCTAGTACGGCTAGTAGGCGGCCGCGTTCTTGGTGCATCATTATGCGCTCGCCTGCTGTAAATTTGCTGGGGTTGCGGTCTGCGTAGCTTAGCACTTCGGTTAAATCGTCAAAACGGTTGTGTGGCTCTGGCATAATTAGTTAAGTATTGGGTTAAGGTTTAGTTTACGGGCGTTCTTTACTAGCGGAAGGCTGTAGTGGTGTTTTACTTCCCACACGGTGCTTTCGTATAGCTTTTTTAGATCTGCCGGGGCTGCCTTATTATAAAATGGCTTCGCCTGGGCTATAAACATTATTTCGTAGTTGCGGTAGGCGGCTTGCCAGTAATTAAACAGGGCAGCGTTTGCCAATAGCTTTTGGAAATCTTCCAGATTGGTTTCGGTTTCGGTATTGCCGTACCTATCTGTGTGCACATCTTTTAATGCGTACTGCTCGCAGTAATGAAACCACTGTTTAAAGACAATGCGCTCGTAGCTGTCTTTAGTAATTTTTAGTAATTGTTGGATTGCTTCCATATTTATGCTTTTAACCATTCGTCTACTTGTGTGTCGCCCCAACATTTTCTGGCACCTTCGTGCCATATTATGTATGGTTTGGTTTGTATTCCCCGGCTCATTCGGCTTACTGAAAATGCCACAAAGCCTTCTACTCTAATTTTTACGTCGGCATCAAATTCTATGTCTTCGCCAATTGCGTGTTTTGCGCGTTTTCCTTTTGCGTGGCCATTAAAAATGAAAAGCTTTTTAGGAAAATCTGCCAGCAGCGCTTTATAGCTTCGTTTATCTAAATAGGCATATTGAATACTATCTATAATAATTACGTTCGGACTTTTACGCATTGCTAGCCGCGTGCGAAGCTCGGGTATGGGTTCGCGGTCCAAAATCATAAAGCTATTTTTTACGTGCCACATAAAGTTTTCTTCTACGGCTGCCTGCATACTTTTGCGTGCGCCCTCTTCTAGTGTGTTGTAGGCTACTTTTGTTTTGGATAGGCTTGCCAGTACTTTTGCCATTTGCATTAAAAAGGTGGTTTTACCGTTTCCAGACTCGCCATATACAAACCAACTGCCGGAACGTTCTGGTGTGCCAATTAGATCTTTTAAAGGCCCTTCGGGTAGGGGAATGTCAATGAACTTTTTTTTGATTAGCTGGTCTACTGATACAGCTCGTTTTAACTTCTGCATAGGGGCGGCTTATGCGGTTACTGTTTCCTTTTTACTACTGAATATTTCAATTATTTCAAGAATCTTTTTATCATTAAGTGTGGTTTCTGGATACAATGCCTTAGTAAGATCAACAAGATCTTTATCTGTATGTCTTTTTACAGGATTGTTCTTTGCTTTTGCAGCTGCTTCCAATACTTCAGTTGGAATAGATTCATTAGGCTTAGTGGCTTTTGGTTTTACAACATCAAATTCAATGTCTTTGGTTTGGAGCGTCTGCAGGTGGTATTTTTCTACATCGCGGCGCACACGGCGTAAATCCTGCTCGCAATTGTTGAAAACGAAATGTATATAGTCTGCATCATGCACGCCATTTACATTGCAGATGGCTTGTACATCTACCAATTTTATAGGTTCCAGATTTATGAACTTTCTACCTATGCGGCTGTAGATTTCGCTGTAGCCAATTTTGTTTTTGTTTACGCCACTTAAAATGCGTTTTTCTAGTGCTTTAACGCCACTTAAAACAAAGCCACAGTTTTGCGATAGGTCGTTATAGAAATCCATAAACAGATCTAGTTGCGGGTCTTTAAGCTTATCGAACTGGTCTATAATAATGAGCGGCGCGTGTAGTCCTTTCATATGTTTTATAAAGCGCTCTATAAGTTCGGAAGTGGTGCCGTTGGTATTTAGCCCAACCGCTGCAACTAAAGTGGTTATGTATTGCTTTTTGGTCCAGTAGTTTTTGCACTCTATGTAAACCACGTTTGGGTTTAAGCGGTCGTATGTGGTGTAACTCTGACTTTTACCACGTCCGGCATCTTCGCTTATGGCAATAGACAGGTGGTTGTTTTGTGCGGTACGGCAAAGGCCATTAAGTATTTTTGAATTGGTAGTTTCGGCGTGGTTCCAGTCAAAATCTATGCGGAGATTTGCCTGTACACGTCGCCACATTTCGGTAGAGATATAGTCCCAATTATTGCGCACTATATTACTAATAGTGGCATTACTAACGCCAGCATTGTATGCTACGCGCATTTGGCTGGTTTTAGCGGTAAGCCTTGCAACCTCTTCGGCAATGGTGTGTTTTTGGTGTTCTATTAGTGTCATAATTTGAATATTCCTGCTATTAAAGCAATTAATAAAACGACTAATCCGCCTAATAGAAAGATTATAATCGGCGCCCAAATAGGGGCAAGAATCCACCACCAAGACCAATCAATAAAATTGGTTAGTTTTAATCCTACGAACAAGACTGTTAGTAATCCTAAGAATCCTATTCCATTGCTACTGTTGTTGTTGTTTGCACTCATTTTGAACGGGTTTTAGTTGTTTATAATCTGCTTAAAAAATCGTCTGCTTCTACTTTGTTGCGGTGTTCTTTGGGCAATCTGCCGCCCATTTTAATAAGAAGGTCTTGGTCTTCTATTAGTTTTTCTGGCGTAATGCCTGTGCGAGCTCTTAATGCCTGCAAATCTTTTTCTACTGTTGCCAGCTCTTCGCCACGCACTTCATAATCATCGTACCACGCTGCTTTATCGCCTGGTTGCATAAGTGCGGGAATGCTTTCGTGTGCGCGTTTTGGTTGGGCGTTTGCCACATACTCCATTTTGCCGTCTGGCTTGGTAATGTATAGGCGTATGTAGTTGTCCATTTCTTCGGGATCGTACTTTACAGTAAACTTAGCACCGGTGTATTTAGAGCGGAAATTGCTATCTATATGGCCATCGTTATCGTACACTTCAAACTCGTATTCCTTATTCGCCAGGCGCATTAGTAAACCACCGCGTTTGTAAGTGATTGGTTTTGGGGTGGCAATCCAGAACATGTCTATCATATCTAAGAAGCTAACAGACTCAAACATTGGTGCGGGTTGGTTGTACACATCGTTACGAGTAAGGCTTTCAAAATGTGGGTGGATGCCGTTATTCCATTGGTCTACGGTAATTGCCCACGCTTTTTCTAGTTTTTCTTTGGTAAGCATTTTCGCCTTATTGTCCATAAGGAAATCCATATTTGGGCGATTGTCTGCACTACGCGCTTTAATGGTTTGGCCGTCGTTAAACCACCACTGGTTTATACACTGCTGCTGCAGACGGTTAAATACCTGTTCTATTGGGTTGTTTTTTGCGTATGCACGGTGCGGGTGGTGGGTGCCACCATCTTTGGCAACGGCTTTAGTATAAAGTTCCTGCATACGGCTGGATTTGTGTCCAGATTGATTATCGTATGTTAATAGGTAAGGTTTTGCAGATGAAGTTTTAAAAGCGTGTTTAAGTGATGTGAAATGGTCTGTGTGATCTTCACTTTCAGAATAGGACCATCCCAGAACCTTTTCAGAAAACACATCTATAATAAGGTTGATCTTTAATTTTGCGGCCATACCAAGATTGTTGTCTTCAATATGTACCCAATCTAGTTTGGTACCATCCACTGCCCAGTAAGCATTTGGGAACCAACGTGAGCGATCGCGTTTTGTGTGATGCTGAAACTGATTTACAAAAGCATCTTTGCCGTGGCGTGCTAGGGTCCAAACTCGTTTTACTTCGGGTTTGTCTAGCCACATTGCAATTGCACTTTCGGTAAGACTAGGCCATTGGTTGCCTTTGTGAAGTTTCATATACTGGTTATGTAGTACTGGTATGTTAATTTTAACCGGTAGGCAATACGTTGCTAGTATCCAGTCTGCCACATCGCCTTCAATTTTTGCAGCGTGGCCATTGCCAAAGTTTTTATGAACTAGAGCGGCACAGCCTTTATTTTTGTATTGTTTTAGTTTGCGCTCCAACGATCTTGGATTGCTAGGTAAGGTATGTGGGTACAGATCTGTATCTAATAGGTGAATGGCATCTGCCAATTTTTGCCAAAGGGCAGTAAGCCGTGTTTTCCCGAAAACACGTTGTTGGGTGCGCTGCAGGCTAACCAGTTTATCAACTAGGTTAAGGATCTGCGCATTGGTAAAATATTCGCGCTGGGTGCTTTCGGGAAGGTTACGGCCATCGGGGAGTTTAAAAGCTGCAAAATAATCTGAGGCTTTATGGTCTGGCTCTAATTGGGAAGTAATATAATCTGTGTGGTCTTTTTGGAATGGATCGCCATATTGTTTAACGATTGCTTTTTTCCATCTATCTGGAATACTGTTGAAGTCTATTAAGGCGGTGCGGCCATTGCCTCCTGTGCGCAGGGTTTTTGCGTAGCGATTAACCAGGTTGCGGTAATCGCTCATTTTCATAATTGGCTGGGGGTCGTCTTGGTACAGGAGGCCACCGTTAACACATACCGTATTTTGATAGATCTCGTACATTATGCTGTTAGTATTTCTGCGTCAATAACTTCTATGTCTAAAATAGGATCGCCCAGAATGCCTAAAAGTGCTTTTGCGTCTTCACGAATTGCGCGAGCAGTTCGGCCCTTTCCTTTTTCACCCCTTAACACTTGGCCTACATAGGCCCCAGAGACGCCATTTTTATTGCCTAGCGCTTCTTTATTTATCTTTTTTATCTGAATTTCAGAAAAAATCAATTCTTTTTTCATAGTTTTGGTTTGAAATATTAAACAAATATAAACAAATTCTTTATTAATAAACAAATTATTTATAATGAAAGGCGATTTTTTAAAGAAGAAAATTGAAGATACTGGCATTACAGCGGCAGAAGTAGCCGCTGCGCTTGGTATTACGCCGCAAAATTTGAATAGTAAGTTTAAGAGTGATACTGTAAAAGTTGACTTATTACTGGATGTAGCACGCTTTTTAGATAAAGATTTAGATTATTTTCTACACGATTTGCCCGAAGCTAAAGGAATTTCATTGCAGTATAAAGAAAATCTTTATAAGGTAGCAGAGCCTGCACAGACATATAAAAATACGGAAGGTGGTTTGATTGGTTTATTTGCTGAAGAGGTGGTAAAACTGCTAAAGCCTAGGCTAGATGCACAGGATAAAAATATTAAAGAAGTCTCGGACCGTATTTCATTAAAAGAAGAAATGGAAGCTTTGAAGAGTGAAATTAAAAAAAGATCTGCCGTATTGCCTAAGCAAGAAAATTAAAATCTGTTTTCTGTTCCTGGTTAAACAATCCCTTTATTAAATCTTCAAGTGAGGCGGTTTTATCGTCTGCTGCCAGTAGTTGGTATTCGCTCCAAACGTTTTTTAAGATAACATTAGCCTCTTCCTTGGTTATGCATTCGTCATTAAGCTGCTCGCGTGCATCCCGGACTATCAATATAAGTTTACGATACTTACTCATCTGCCCTTTTATTTTTAATATTCATTGATAGATCCAGCATTTCTTCGAGCACGTTTATCTTGGTAGCTCGATTTTGTATAGATCTGTTAAAGAAATTGTTTATAATAACACTGGCCAACGCTACAAAAACGCAAACGCCACCGGCATATACATGCAGTAGTGAGTCGTCTAGTGTAAGTTGTGGGTCGAATATCCAGTAGAGTTGGATGGTGTAATAGTACACCGGTACCAGGTAAGTTATTTTGTAAGGACGCATTAAAGCACCTAAAACGATAATTAATGGCGAAAGTGATTGTGTTAGTACCCAAATAAAGGTTTGCGAGTCTGCAAAGCCGTGGGTGTTAGAGAAGTTGAAATAAAAAATCTTATCTGCGAATAGCATAATCGCAGATAAGATAATTAATAGCGAAGCGAATATTCTAACCGTTGCCCTGGTTACCGGGTCGCTCAATTTTTGTTTTGTCAACGTCGTCTTGTTGTCCATCTCCTGTAATTTTTTCTGGTGTGCACGAAGCTGCGAATGCGCAGATCATTGCAAAGGCTATAAAAGCCGTTTTAAATTTTTTCATTGGTATATAATTTTAAAGTTGAAATAAAGATACTTTAAAACCAGCGCTATACATAAACGCTACATGAGAAGTTTTGCACAGACTATTAACGAAAAAATTTGATTATCAATAAATTGTTTATCAAATATAAACTATTTATTGATTGGTGGGGAGAATTTTTGGTATAAAAAGTAAATCAATTGAGGAAATCGAATATAAAAATAATAAGCCATATTTAGCAAAAATGCGTGTGTTTTTTATGGTAATATTCCTGTAGGTGGCGTTATTGTTGGGTTTTTAAGTATAAAAAGGGCGTATTTTAGGGTATTAACCCCCCTTCAATCGGTTGTTTTTATGCCTTAATGTGTATTAAAGCGGTAGTTTATGTATGGTTATAGACATAAATTTAACACGAAAATGAATAACCAACTGAACAACCAACTGAATAAGCAGCCAAATTTTAAGGGAAAGGTAATTTTCCAGTTATCCACATTCTAAAGCCAAACAATGGACCTTTAAAACAGAATTAAAAGCCTTTTAAAGCCATATAAATACTCGTATAAGGGAATATTAAGCCAAACGGCTAATAGGACAGTAGAAAACGGTGTATAACTATCTAGTGACGTAGTAGTGAAACAGTAGTAAACCACCACCTTTGTACTTTTTGAATTTTTAGAAGAGATCGGCCAAAAATAGCCCTATGCTACGTAAACATTGAAAAAACGGCCAAAAATATACTGCTATGCTTTTGTATTATTTGTTTTGTGGGGGGTAGGACGGAATTGTAAGTGTTTTTAGAAAAGAAA